GTCCTTCAGGTGTGCTTCAAAGTCTTCCTTAGTGATAAACACAATGCGAGCATCGTTCTCATCAGGGTTAATACCACAGAAAATAAGACGCTGCCAATCTTTACCAACAGAGACATGATTGATGATGAACTTATCAACAGTTACACTACCTTTCTTGTTACGAGTAGCAAGAGCGAATTTAATCTCAGTTAAAATATCATCAATTACACGATCGTGACCAGCAGTAGAAGTCTTTGCTCGCTTGACTTCACTATTAGCGAGTGTCATCAACTTAGATACAAACCGCTCACCAAACTCACCTTTCTGTTTGGGTGAAATGAACACATAACCCTCAAAGGGTGTGCCCTTCCAAGGATCGTTGAGGTTGTCGTCAATGTACTCACGGAGAGATCCGTCTTCAAAAAGTTCGGTGAACATTGTAATAACCAATTACTTTTTAAGTATATCATAAAAAATGAGGGTGTGAACCCTCATGTACCACTTGTTAAAGTGTCTTATTTTTGTAGTAAGTGCTCTCACACTTGTAATAGATTCTTAGTTGGATAAATTTTGGATCTTTGTATTCAGTTTGTTTTGGTTTACAGTATTGTCTGTTAGGATTTCGATGGATTAAAATGTGATCGTATTTGGATGGACTCATAAACTACCTGAAGGCAGTTTATATATCATCAGTCATCGTACATTTTACACTCAGGTGCGGAAGGTTCTACCTCGCAGTATAATTCTAAAGCAGAAGGATCATGATGATCTCCTCCCGCAATCTCTTGCCTATGATTTTCCACATAAACCTCTAGTTCATGTAGTTCTTCTTCAATATGACGACGTTGTTGAGGAGATGTAGTAGGATCTTCAAGGATCTTTTTATCAACCTCGATGTGCTTTTCTACACTATCCATTGGGTTGTGTTGCATGATTTACGTATTTATTGTAGTCATTTATTACCAAAATAGTCAATTATTACTTATTTTTTTCCTTTTTTTAGTTTTGAAACCAGTGTTTCTGCCAAAGCTTCCATTTTTTCGGGGTGAACTGCCTTAATTCCAGTATCTTTGATAGCACTTTCGATACTTTTTAGTTCTTTTTCTGTCAGTTTTTTACCGTCTTTTGGAAGAGTCATAGATTTCTTAAGAACTAAAGTATTTTAGCATTTCAACACAGAATAAATTATTCTCTTCATATTTTATTTATGATTAATTCACATAACTTAATCATCAGTAAAAAAATGACCCCATGCTCCGGAGGAACCATCTTCACGACTTTCTAGTTTATCTAGGATATCATCGCACGTGGTAACAGTTTCGATCTTTTGAATCATTTCTGCTATAGTGCTACAAACCATAGGACGTTCACCTCTAGCAGCATATGCAAGCGCATTTCTGAGTGATTCTTGTGCTTCTTTAAGAGATTCTTTTACTGATTTAGATAATGCCATTATTCGGGAAGTTCTGTGTAATCATACCATGTTCCTTGTGCTTCAGGAGAGTAGTGATAACCGTATTTGGGATCGTAACTGCTAGCACCAGATGTAATGGTATATGTTTTGAAAGGATTTGGTCTATTTAAGTCATTCCTATCATACTCATACCACCATTTAGACTTTTCACCAGTTTCGTTCAAACTAAATGAATAGTCTTGTGATGGTGATACTTTAGTGTGCTCATTAAATCTGACAAGATCGAGTTTAGATAAAAGTTCTTTACCTTTACGAACTTCCTCTTTATGTTCAATAACGTGATCTTTAATGACTCTTTCAACCTTTTTATACAGGTCCATTTAGTCCATTCTCCACTGCTTTTGTTAGCATACTCTGAATTTCTTCAGATGTCAAGTTATTAAGGAAGTTCCATGTAGGATCTTCTTTATCCCACTCTAAAGTAAAACTTCCATCTTCATTTTGTGATACTTTAAGAGAATCACTTACAGCAGCATTTTCACTGTTCATTTTTATGCTCCCGGCGAACTTTTTTCATTTCTCTCATTTCTGATTTAATCATTTGATAAGCATCTTCAGTTGAAAGTTTATTTGCCATTTCCATGGCAGTAATAATCTCTACCCTAGTTCCAAAATGAGATAGTGCTTTCTCAAAATCGTTTAATTCTTCGTACATGATTTTAATTCATCCTGAAGTTTATGTATTTGATTTTGAACAGAGATCATTTCAGTTTGTAATCTGCCAATCTTATCATCATGTGATTTCACCCACTCACGATAAAAAATATCATCTAATTCATCATCACGATGATTAGGAAGATTATGTCTTTCTATTGCCCAGGATGGAGGTTGAGATGTTTTCCAAGGATACAAAAAATCCTCAATGTCCATCACAACTCCCCATAACCAAATGTGCAGTTTACGAATCACAGTTTATCGCCAACTACACTATTATTCACAACGCGAGTATAATTTTCAAGTGTGCCTTCTTGTTCGCACTTAAGATGCCAACGTGTCATACTGACAACATCTTCTTTTTTCATTCCGGTCAACATTTTACGACCACTTTTAGTCATGGTAGTATGAAGATCGAAACGTGTTTTCCAAACATAGAAAACATCATCAATAAGTTCAGCACCATCAGGTACTTCAATCTTCTGCTGTTCCATCTGTTTCTGTTCCGTCATCTGTTTTTTTATTGAATCCAAATGGTCCTACTTTGTCCTTGATTCGTTGCTTCATAACCAGAGCACCCAGAGTTTCCATAATTTTCAAAATGTCCTCTGCTTTAGCACCTTCACCAAGTTCTTTTGCGATATAAAAATACTTATCAAAGAACTCGTCAGCAACACCTTCTTTCTTGTAATCTTCAACTGTTATTGGTTGGTCTTTCATGGGGTCGTTTTAGTTCAAGGTTGGCAATTCGACGTTCAGTGTCTTTAGTTGTTTTGTGAAGTTGTGCAAGAGCAGCAACAACTTCGGGGGTTTCTTCCCACTCCCAAGTATCACCTTTAGTAGATACAAATTGTCTGGTAGTCATGAATAAAACTCCCTAGCGTTTTTAAGTGTGGTAAGCAAGTGCATGTTACCTTTGAAGTATCCTAGCACAATGACACTCAATGTGACAAGTATCACTCCAAGAAACATAAGAGAAGGAATGATAGGATCTTCAGGTAGCGTTGTCGCTGAAGTATTGATTTTTTCTGAGTCCATATCGTTTGATGTGTTTGTCTCTATGTTCTTCACACTCGAAGTGACAGATTCTGGTGTCTTTTCCATCTTGATATTCTAAACGATACGGGAATGTTGGAAAGGGATGCATTTCTTCAGGTGGAAGTTTCTTCCTGGGTTTCGGTTTCCCAGGTGCCGTAGTTTTCTGGCGCGTAGAAGGCGTCTTTGAAGTCTTTGCCTTCACTTTCGGAGTTGTAGTAGGTTTCTTCGTAGCAGTCTTTTTTGCCGTAGGTTTCTTCGCAGGTGTTGGTGATTTCTTCATTGGTGGCATTTTTCTCCATAATTTTTCTGTGCTGTTTAGCACCCAGATTGTCTAAAAAGTCGTTTACCATTACTCTCCTATGTCATGGATTACGGGTTGTTCATGAATCAGAACCCGATAAAGTTCAGAATTGTTACCAGCACTCACAGGAACAAATTCTGTCTCTGCGTTGAACTCATCATCTCTTATTGCTTGATTGATTACAATCGAACCTTCAGATCCTGATGTACTGCGATGATAAGTTCCAATAGGAACTACTAACGCTCCACTTCTACGATTCATATGAACAATGTGGTAAGGAAACTTCCAATCAAAGTTCACAAGTTCAAACGTTCTTTCACCTGAGAGGACACGATTATGGTCCACTTGATGATGGTGGATGTAGAACTGTTTTGCACCGATTGCATCGTCTGGTGGTGAAACTGCTGGTCCTTCATGTACCACAAGATCAGATGCGTTTGAATCATCTACACTAATATCATAGAATACAACTGCGGGTGTCTCACGAAACACCCGATGCTTACGAAACTGAACACTCATTTGAATCCTTTACTTTGCTTCTTAGGTTTATCTAGAACTTCAATGTGTGAGAGGAATACTTTTCGATTCCACCAGATTTCTTGTGCCGACATATAATCCTCGACAATAATACTTTCACCATTCTTACCTACAACTTTGTAATGGTGGCGGTCATAGTCTTCATACGATGATTGCTGAAAGTATTGAGGATCATCGGGTTGGATCAATTTCATATTCATGAAAGAGACTCTGCTAACTTGTTTACACGATTATATTCTTCGTATGCTTCAGTAGCACGGGAATGAAGAATGTCGTAAATATCTTCGCGGATAGTTTCAACATCCACATAATCATCAAAATACTTATCTAACGCCTCTTTCAAGTACCTCTTCCGATGCCACTCTGGCGAGTAGGGTTTGTAGTCCATGATTTAGAGTTTATTATGTTGGTATTATAGCACTATGGGTTCTGGGGGTCAAGTCCCAAACGAATGAGATATTCAGTCCACCAGTCTGGATTACGCTTTTGTTTCCAGTTTGGGGTGGGCAATCCTTTCTCATCATAATAATCATTTATTGCTTTATCTATAGTCTGTGCGGTTTCCATACTCTTCTTCCTCCTCATTAACATCTTCATATGGGTTTGCCACATAAGGTCCGTGTGGTTTTCTGGATTCTGCTCTGACATAGTTTCGCTCGTCGTTTACTGCGGAAAACCAAACTGCTACCTTCATTACAATCCAAATCGCCGCTAATGGTGTGAAACAAGCAATTAGGATGACGGGATTCATAATAACAACATTCCCTTTTCGTTCATGTATTGAAGTGTTTCTTTTAACCCACCAATATGTCTGAAACCAACATTAACTTGGGGGTATTCTGCTTCTTCACCAAACTCCTCAACAAAACCTCTTTCAGAAAAGTGTTGATTTAATTTATAAACGTGAATCTGAAAGTTAAGTTTTTCTAAAAGAATTTTGGCACGTTCACACTCTTGGTTGCCGTTGGAATAGATTACTGCTTCCATTACTTTTGCTCCTCGTATTCGATAACAATTCTTTTGTAATTCCTACCTGTGTGATCTACGCAGGTGATGTGAACCAATTTACCCTTTAATCCATCTGCTACTTGATGCAGAACGCTCCAGGGAACTTCTTTTTCTATTCTTCCTTCTATCATAGTTTTCTTCTGGTCGTCCCAGATGTAATCGGTAACTTTTCCGTCTTTATCAGTGACGGTACAATTAGTTAGCATTATTACTCCTTTCAATCCACTCGTCAATTTGTTCTTGAGTAGGAACTATAATCCTAAAAGAAAGTCCATCTTCAATGAATTCTTCATTCATCTTTTCATATGTTTCAGGAGTGATCTTTTCAGTCACGTTGCCTCCAATCATCGGGTTTATCACGCTGAAACCAATCTCTTATTTCATCAGCAGAGTCAAATCCCGTTTTGTAATTGGATGGGTCGGGATCACCTAATCCCATCCTATTCATAAAATCATCCATACTGCCCTCTTCAATATCAAGTGCTGCTTGACGACGTGCTTGATTCATAAATTCCCTAGCGGTTGTATGTGACTTAGCAAGTTTTTCTGCCCAGATCATATCATCCAGAGGAACTTCCTCTTTGTTAGCAATACAGCGACAAATAGATTCAAGACGAAGGCGGTATGCAGTAGATAACATAAGTTTATGTCTCTTTATCTTTATTTATTTCTACCATCAATTCCTTAGCAATTCGCAAGGAGCGACGATATATGAGATATTTTACCACAGGATTCTTTGGATTGTTAGTCAACCACCACCAGTGGCGTTTAATGTTGGTAATTACTAACTTAAAAACATATACAAAAGCAGCAGCAATACTTTCATCAGTAAAGATGAGATATGCTGCTGCCGCAAAAAATCCTAAAAGGATAATTTGTGATATGCTCATCAATGAAATTCCTCATTTCTTCGCTCATCAAGATAACGGATTACTTCTGTTCTCCATTCCATTAGCTCATTAAAACACTCTTGATTGTGAGCACATTGACGAAGTTGATGATCTGGTTTCAGGACACTTTCATAGAAAAGACCAAGAGCATCGCGTCGTTTTTCGTGTTTTTGATCGGTCATTTGCGTGACTTCTTTTTAAGAGTTTTCTTTTGGTTGTTGATAAAATCAACAGATTGTTTGTAATTACTCAATATCTTTACTTGACTCCCATTATGTATAATCATGAACTTCTTACCACAAGGAACTGCCGCCCATACACCATCATTAGTCACATAACCTAGTGGATCTCCTGATTTAGGTTCTAAAATACCTGGACGTGGTATGAAAGGTTTGAGAAACTTTTCCATCAAAAAACTGCGGTAACACTTACGATTCTAGCACCAGGGTTGCGAGCAGTCGCAACTTTCTTGGCATCTTCATAATCAACGGCAACAACTTCTTCCTTAAAGACAGTTCCTGCTTTGAAGAGAGTGACTTTACAACGCATGATTCAGCGACGGATAACGGAAACGGCGGGTTGACCTTGTTCAAACACAGTATTAACTACTGCCTGAACGCTCCTAGCGGTGCTGATACCCACTTTATCAGCAACAGGAACACAAACTAACCCAAAGGTTTTTTGAGAACCTCCCAGGCGGATTACACGCCCGATTGATTGAGAGATACCAATAAAGTCCATGTTACGCATGAACATCACAGCATCAAGTCCCTTGACATTGATACCCTCAGAAAGAATAGAGTGGTGAATGATAATAAAACGTGTATCACTTTCACCCCAAGCATTGAGGGTCTTAAAGAACTCATCGCGGGTAACTTTCTTGCCATTGATGATAGCACCAGTCTTGGATGTGATATACATCCAGTTGTAACCACGTTGCTCAATCTCATCAGTAAAATCAGATTGAGTAATGAGACGAACAATCTGCTTGGTAGAACGAGCAGCAATCAGGATCTTTTTAGCATCGTTATCATCAATGGTATCCAACAGATTCTTAGAATCAGATTGTTTGAAATCACCTTGAGGGAGTTGAGTGATACTAACCTTTGGGGGCAGAATGTAACCCTCCTCAACTAATTTAGGGGCAGGAACATTACAAATAACTTGCCCATAAACACGGGAATCATTCATTCCAGGTTTGCGAACAGTCAATGAGTGCTTAGGAGTTGCTGTAAAGTAGAAGCAACGTCTTGCATGGCGACTGTAATACTCTGTAGGAACATAAAAGTTACGCTGAACAGAGTTATGTGCTTCATCAAAATAAATGGTATCAACACAGATACCAGACTGAACAATCTTCTCTAACGAATGATAAGTTGTGAAGATAATGCAGGACTCACCTGCTGCCCGTGCAGTATTATTGAACAGGGCAATCTTGTCGCTCTTGGTAGTGCTGAAGTAGTCCGTTTCGCCACTGTGAACGTGCATAACGTGTGTCCAAGTAGCAGACACAAACTCCATGAACTCTTTGCACAACTGTTTAGCAAGGAGAATACGAGGAGCAACAAC